ATATTACTATCCTGGCAAAAAAAATCCTTAGACAGAAAATTAACCGATAAAGCTAGAGCTGAGATAGACTCTGCTATAAAATCTTTAACTAGCATAAATTTATATGTATTGAGTATGCAGCAACGAGAGAGAGGCTACAACATACAATTAAATAGATTTCGAGAGGCTACAATACTAGCCGAGTCAAAACTTAAAAAATTAAAATATGAAAAAAAATAACTACGAAAACAGCCTTAAAGGATTTGCATTTGCATTAATTGGTATTATTTTAACTTTACTAATAGCTAAACTTTATGAATGAATACGAGATCGAATACTGGCAATATACTGACGATGGTTACGACAACCGATATATATTAGTGCGAGCTGAAAATGAATACGAGGCAATACAAAAATCAAAAATGAAAACGACTGACGCAAAAGGACATAGAATATATGAAGGATAAAATAAAACTACTAGACGGTAACTATTACGATAAAAAGGAATTACTAGAAAAAATGGTAGACGATGAGTTTTACTATGGTGAGTTAAACAAGCTAGCCTTAAGCAGCTCTAGTCTAAAGCTTATGTTAGATAGCCCAAAGACTTATTATTATATAACTAAGTACGGACAAAAGTCTAGCAGCCCAGCTTTAACAGCGGGTCATTTATTTCACCTAGCAATCTTAGAACCAGAAAAATACGATGAGTTAAGGTTTGTAGACGTACAAAGTAAAAACACAAAAAAGTTTAAAGAGGCTAAAGAAGAGTACGGCGAAGTATATACAGCCAAAGAGCAAAGCGAAAACAATAGGCTTATAGACGCCTTTTATAAAAACCCGCAAGCTGTCGAGTTATTAAGTGATAGTAAAACTGAAGTCTGTGGTATTGTCGATATATACGGTAAGCCATTTCGAGCTAAGGCAGACGTACTAAAAAACAAAGGTGGCATAGTAGACCTTAAGACTACAGTAGACGTCCAGAACTTTAATAAGTCAGCATATAGATATAAGTATCATTTACAAGTCGCTATATATTGCGAGGCGTTTAATTGTAATTATAAAGATTTTACGTTTCTTTGTATAGACAAGGCTAATCTAGATATAGGAATCTGGAACGTTAGCAGAGAGTTTTACGAGTACGGTTGTAAAGAGTTAAAAAAAGGAATTGATTTATACGATACCTACATACGAGAGGACTTCGACATAAACGATTACACAATACAAGGCACATTATGAGAAAAACACCCTGGAGAAAAATAAAAGGTAAGTGGGTTAACTTAGACGAACTAAGTAAAACTATACCAATGCCTAGAGCGCAAAAGTGTTCAGAGTATAAACAAGTCGGCAGATTTAGTCGTACTAATAAAGCTTCTGGATATGTACCTAGTCATCTGTTTAAAAAATATAAAAAGTAAATGAAAGCTAAAAAACTAACTCAGGTCCAAAGGATAGGACAGCTAGAAAAAACTATATCCAAAATATATTTAATACTAATGGAATACAATAGAAACGTAGCCGAACTAAAGAAAAAAATAGATGACAAAGACAAAGCTGAATAACGTATTTAAAATACCATTCACTAACGCTGAAATGAAACGAGTCGCAGACTTAGTTATACATAACACAAAGGCAGACATATTCCATAAGTCTAAACAACAAAAGTATGTAGAGGCTAGAGCCTTATTTAATTATCTAATCCGAAAGGAATTTGGACAGACGTTATTTAGGATAAGAGACTACTATCTAAGCAAAGGTAAGAAGTACCATCACGCTACAATACTACATAGTATAAAAAGCTTTAAAGAAATAGCATTTAAAAATCCTCAGTACGTAGAGATAATAGACGCTATCAAAGTCCAAGAGGTTTCCCCTAGACAAATAAACAATCTTATAGCTGAGGTGTGCAAGATAAAAAACAAAAAGCAGTTAGAGTCTACAAGAGACTTTTTAAAAAAAGTATTACAAGACTAGCAAATTTACAAATAGTGCGTTATATATATAATGACTGACAATACTGACATTAAAAAAAAGATGCTAGAAGCCCTAGAGTTTAACCTAGGTATCGTTTCGCATAGTTGTAGAACTGTAAACATAAGTAGACAGACGCATTACCAGTGGCTTAAAACAGACGCAAGTTATAAAGAAGAGGTCGAAGCTATAACTGAAAGTGCTATAGACTTTGTAGAGTCCAAACTATATGAGCGAATCAAAGCTAACGATACAGCCAGTATTATATTCTATTTAAAGACTAGAGCTAAGAGCCGAGGCTACCAGGAACGAACAGAGCTTGTTATGCCTGAAGCTAGAAAATTTGAAATAGAAGTTTTAGGACCAGCCGATGAGAGTACAAACTAATGTAGTCTATGACTATTTAAAACAAACAGACTCTAAGATTAAAATATTCCAGGGCGGTACTAGGTCTGGTAAAACATACAATATTCTTATGTGGCTAATCTTTGGCTACGGAATGACAGAGACAGGCAAAACTATAACAATCTTTAGAGCTACCTATCCAGCCCTTAGAGCTACAGTAATGCGAGACTTCTTTGATATACTAGAACGCTTCGACTTATACCTAGACGCTGACCACAATAAATCCAATAGTGAATATAGACTAAACGGGAATCTATTTGAGTTTGTATCTATTGACCAGTCTAGCAGACTTAAGGGACGTAAAAGAAACATAGCCTTTTTAAACGAAGCTAACGAAGCCAGCTACGAATCCTATAACCAAATACTATTTAGAACCGAAGAGCAGTTAATACTAGACTACAACCCTAGTGACGAGTACTCTTGGATATACTCAAAGGTTAAGACTAGAGACGATGCGTTTTTTTGCATAACAACTTATAAGGACAATAGATTTCTAAGCAAAGAGATAGTAAAAGAAATTGAACGTTTACAATATACAGACCAGGACTATTGGCGGGTGTACGGACTAGGTCAGGTAGGTAGAAATAAAGCAACTATATTCACATATCTAGAAGTGGACCAGATACCTAAAGAAGCCGAGTTTATTTCAGGTGGCTTAGATTGGGGTTTTGTTAATGACCCGAGCTGTTTAATTTTTGTTTACCTATATGAAGACAACCTATATTTAGACGAACAGTTTTATCAGTATGGAATGACTAACCGAGACATACATAATAAGTTTATAGAGTTAGGATTTACAAGACAGACTGAAATCTTTGCAGATAGTAGCGAGCCTAAGTCAGTAGACGAACTACATAGGTTTGGTTGGAACGTTAAGTCCGCATCTAAAGGCAGAGACTCTATTAACATAGGAATAGATTTACTAAAGAGATACAAGCTACATATAACTAGCAAGAGTATAAACACTTTAAAGGAGTTTAAAAACTATAAGTGGCAAGAGGATAAGAACGGGACGCTGTTAAATGTACCAATCCAAAAGAACGACCATTCAATAGATTCGAGCCGTTATGCAATTATTAAGAAGCTGACTAGACCTAGAGTTGCCAGATATGCTATAAGGTAATATAGAGATTTAGTTAACAATATTTGTTAGTATCATTTATTTATTGTATATTGCAGTATATTAATGAAACATAAAGTAAGTGCTAACTAAAGCTGCGCCTCTAAAAAGAAACATTAAATGTTGTAGCAAGTCGAAAGCATTAGTAAATGTAGTTTAGTAAAATATCTGCATTGAGTGTGTTTCTTAAAAAGTATGAAAGTGTATAATAACTAATCACCTGTAAGAAATTTAAGATAGATTTATACAGCATAAAGAAATATTGTTAAAGTCAAATTCCCAATATATACGGAATGGTAGCGCAAGCAAAGGTCAAAGCAAAACCTAACGAGGCAATAAAGGAACTATCCTAAAAATAGTAATAAGGTATATAATGAGAGTACCTACTCTAAGACAAATCAAAATCTCTATAATTTAAAATTACGTTATGAAAAAAAATACTAAATTACTATTACAAGAAATCATTGACTTACCTGAGTACGAGCGTAAACAAATTATATCCGTACTTATAGCCTCAATGCTAAACAGCGAGAGCTACGATGACGCTAAACTAACATACGATAACATAATAAATCAATTAAGCAAATAAGATGGTAGATAAAAAAAAGAAAAACGACAAGTGGTTAGTTATGCAACTTATAACCGATAAGTATATAAACTCTATATTTATAGACAGACATATAAACTTAACCTCATCAAACACTATTATAGACGCTAGAGTC